TTGGCAAACTCACTGTCCATGCGGGATTCGTGGGTGGCTTGGTTGGTGAGCCGTCCTTCGGTGCGTGCGGAGCTGGATGCTGGCTTCATGGAGGGGTACATCAGCGGGTTTGAGGCTGGGGTCAGGGTCGGGGAGGCCGGGATGACTTGGCCTGATCCGGTTGCACCGTTGCCACCGTCGGGCACGCACTTGCGGGTCGTGACGTAGGTGCCGCGCCGGAAGGGGAACGCGACGCGGCGGGGCAGGCAGCAGCTGCATCCTCGGGGGTGCGGGTGCGGGCCGTGCCGGTTCGCGCGCAGGTTGCGTGAGGAGCGGGAGAAGAGGGAGCGGAAGTGACGTACCTGAGGCTGGAGGATTGGAGCGGGACGATTTGGCGTGCGTGGTGGTCGGGTTCTGATTGCCTGACTTGCCAGGTGGGTCCGATGGTCGTGTTTACGGTAACGTGACGGACGCCTGGGATCGGGTGATCGCGGAGGCGCGTGAGTCGTACGTTCTCGGCTGCTGCACGATCGAGGACTTCGAGGAGCTGGTGCACCGGTTGTTCTTCCTGGAGCTGCCGATCCCGGTTGAGTTGGGGCTGCGGACGGTGCCATCCCTGATCAACATGGCGCGGCTGCCGCCTCCGATGCCGCCGTCTCCGTACGAGGCGGAGGTGATGCGGCGATGACGGAGCCAGGGTTCCGGACGCTGCCGCACTTCGAGGCCTGGAGTAACGGGCTGCTCCTGGACTCGGGGGAGCCTGTGCGCTGGGAGCCGTGGCAGCTGCTGTTCGTAGCTGATCTGTTCGCGGGATTCCGAGAGAACTGGCTGATCGTGCCTGAGGGGAACGGCAAGACGACGCTACTGAGTGCGCTCGGCCTGTACGACTTGCGTTACCAGCCGGACAGCTCGATTGCGATCGCGGCCTCGTCGAAGGATCAGGCGCGCTGGATGTACCGGCAGGCGCGCGGGTTCGTCGCCCGGTCGGAGTACGAGTCCGTGAAAGGCCTGCGAGCGTACGACGGCTACCTGAATGTGCAGAATAAGGACTTGAACGGCGTGATGGAGGTGTTCGCGGCGGACGAAAGGACCGGGGACGGCATCATCCCGACGAAGTGCATCCTGGACGAGCTGCACCGGCACCGGACCCTGAACCTGTACCGGACGTGGGTGGGGAAGCTGCGGAAGCGGCCGGGAGCGCAGCTGCTCGCGATCAGCACTGCCGGTGAGCCTGGGGGGGAGTTCGAGGATACGCGGGAGCAGATCCGTCAGCAGGCGACTGAGCAGGAGCGGATCGGGTCAACATTCCTGCGTGCGAGCCACGCGGACCGGCTCGTCCTGCACGAGTACGCAGTCCCGGAGGATGGGGACGTCACGAACATGGTGCTCGTGAAGGACGCGAACCCACTGAGCACCGTGACGGAGGAGACGCTCGCGGAGGATTTCGCCAGCCCTACCATGACGATGGAGCACTGGAGGCGGTTCAAATGCAACCTGCCGACCCGTTCGGGGTTCGCCGCGATCACGGAGGCTGAGTGGGCGGGTGCGGTCGCGCGGCAGCCGTGGCCGAGCGGCGAGCCGATCCTGCTCGGCGCGGACCTCGGGTTCAAGTGGGACACGACGGCACTGACGCCGCTCTGGATGAAATCGAAGACGGAGCGCGTGTTCGGGGAGGCAAGGATCCTGGTTCCCCCTCGGGACGGGAACGCGATGCAAACGGACGTGATTAAGCACGCGATCCGGGAGATACACTACGAGAACCCGGTGCACACGCTCGTAATTGACCCGTCGGAGGCCCGCGAGCTAGTGGAGTGGGCCGAGATGGAGCTGGGCTGCCGGGTGGTGGAGTGGACGAACAGCCTACCGGTGCAGGCGGAGATGGCGGCGCTCTTCATGGAGGCTTTGCGGGAGGGCTGGCTGCAGCATCAGAACGACCGGCCGTTCACGCGGCAGGTCATGAACGCGATCGCTCGGGTGCTGCCGCGCGGGGATTTCGTGTTCGAGCGGCCGAGCCAGACCCGGAATACGAGTCAGCAGGACAGGCGCGTCATCGATGCCCTGATCGCGGCTGCGATGGTGCACATGGTGGCGGCGACGACGAAGGTGCGCCGCCCGGCCGTCTTCGACTGGGGCACGGTGGACGCGGCGTGACCCTCAGGATCGCGTACCAGCACCACGACCGCTGCTGGGTGTACGAGCTGCCGTACGAGCAGGCGCTCGCCATTCTGCGTCGGCAGCGGCTGTTCATGTCCGAGTACCGGCTGCACCACCGACCATCCTGGGTGTTGCTCCCTCCGGTTCAAGGAAAAACCCGCAAATAGCGGAAAAATCGCTGCGGGTTTCGCCAACCACCCTTTACATTCTGCGTTGGACGAGGCATACTCAACCCATGGAAGCGACTTACACGAAGCTAGAGGACGGGACCTGGGGCGTCAGCCTCCACTGCCCCGACTATCCTGAGCACTTCGTTGGCCTTACGGTCACGGCCGTCACTCGCGCCGGTCGTCGCAGCCAAGTCACGCTCGGCGAGCACGTCCGCTCCTTCATGAAGAAGGGTGAGCGCGGGCGGCAGACCGACATCTTCCGGGTGGCCTCGTGAGCAACCCGGCCAAGGAAAGGGGAAGCAACATGTCCGAGCAGTTCAACGAGATCGTCAACCCGCTTGACGGCCGCAGGGCTGGCTGGGATCGCGCCGAGTACGGCGACGGCCAGTTCGAGACCGGGTTCTTCGGGGACGGCCAGAACGCCTGGCACGGACTCGGAACCGTCATCCCGGAGGACGTCGTCACGGCCGAGCAGGCGCTCGAGCTGGCCGGTCTGGACTGGGAAGTCGAGCGCGTCCCGCTCTTCACGGTCGCCATGTCCGAGACCGGCGTCGGCTACCAGCAGCTCGACTCGCACTTCGCGAACGTCCGCAGCACCGACCGCAGCGTTCTCGGCGTCGTCGGGAAGGGCTACAAGCTGGTGCAGAACCGCGAGGGGTTCGCGTTCCTGAACGACCTCGTCGATGACTCCGGTGCCAAGTTCCACACGGCCGGAAGCCTGAGCAACGGCAAGCGGGTCTGGATCCTCGCCCGGCTGCCGGAGAACCTGAAGGTGACCGGCTGGGAGGAGGAGGTCGCGCCGTTCCTGCTCTTCACGAACACGCACGACGGCTCCGGCTCCCTCACGATGGCTGCCACCCCGATCCGCGTCGTCTGCCGCAACACGGTGGATCTCGCGATCAAGGGCAGCCAGCACGTCTGGCGGATGCGGCACTCCTCCGGAATCACGGGTCGCGTCAACGATGCACGCGAGGCACTCGGTCTGGCGTTCACGTACTACGAGGCGTTCGAGCAGGAGGCCGCTCGGCTCGCCACCACGAAGGTCAAGTTCGACTCGTTTCTCGAGAACCTCGTCCCGTTCAAGCCGAACATGGAGCCGGACTCCCGCGCAGCACGGAACATCGAGGAGACGCGGTCAGCCATCCGGGCGATCTACGCGCAGTCGGACAACCTGCAGAACCTGCAGGGCACCGCCTGGGGCGCGTACAACGCGGTCGCCGAGTACGCCGACCACGACCGGCCGATCCGGGGCGAGAACAACCTGGCGGAGCGGAAGTGGAGCCGGGCGATGTTCGACGGCACCGGCCTCAAGGCGAAGGCGTACGCGCTGGTGAGCGCCTAGCCGATACGCTCCCTCATACCCGCCAGACCCCGGAGGGGCGGCTACATCAGCCGCCCCTCACTTTGCGGCCGATAGGGAAGCAGATGAGCTGGCTGCGCCGGACGTTCCTTGGCGAGGCGCGTGAGGAACGCGACCTCGTCGTCGTGGGCGACCCGACGATTCCGCCCGCCTGGTCTGAGCTGAGCGGTGGCTACACGCACGCCGGGGTGAACGTCACGATGGCGAACACGGTCGGGCTGCCCGCTGTGGCGAGCGCCGTCCGGCTGCTCGCCGACACGACCGCTTTGCTGCCGCTCTACGTCTACCGGGGCAGGCAGGCAGGGAAACGCCTCGCCGACGACACCTGGCAGTACCGGCTGCTCGCGGAGCTGCCCGGCGACGGTGACTTCACGAGCTACGACCTGCTCTCCGACATCAGTACCTGCCTGGAGCTGTGGGGGAACGCGTACCTCTACAAGGTGAAGGCTGCCGGGGAAGTGATCGCACTGCTCCTGATCGACCCTTCGAAGGTCAGGATCGAGCGCGACGACGCCGGAGCGAAGGTGTTCCTGGTCCGGAACGAGAACGGGCAGGAGGATCCGTTCAGCTCCACCACCATCCTGCACATCCGAGGCTTCAGCGTCGGCGGCAGCGACACGGGCCTCTCCCCGATCGCGCTCCACCGGCAGCGCCTCGGGAGCCTGCTCGCGCAGGACGAGTACCACGGCAAGTTCTACCGGCAGGGCAGCATGAGCGGCGGCATCCTCGAGACGGACGACGAGGTCAGCCCGGAGGACGGCCGGGAGCTGCTCGCTCAGTACGCGGCGCAGGCGACCGGCCTCCGCAACGCGCACCTGCCCGTACTGCTCCAGAACGGCCTCAAGTTCAACAAGACGTCCATCAGCCCGAAGGACGCGCAGTTCGTGGAGTCCGCGCAGCTGAACCTGCTGGACGTCGCGAACATCTTCCGTATCCCGCCTAGTTTCCTGGGGGTGCAGCAGGGTGAGGGCAGCAGCTTCGAGCAGGACAACCTCCGCTTCTACACACTGTGCATGGCGCCACGCCTTCGCCGGATCGAGATGGCGCTGCACCGCGACCCCGACCTGTTCCCGCAGCGCGACCTCTACCCGGAGTTCGAGACGAAGTCCCTGCTCCGGACGGACGCACTGACGCGGGCGCAGGTGCTCCACTACGAGATCCAGGATGGCCGCACCCTGGTTGATGAGGCGCGG